TCCAAAGATAGTACTCCTGGATTAGCTGTGTGTGAAGTTCTGTTATAAAATTGATCCACAGTTTCATAAGGATCACTATACGGCCCAATTGCTACAATATCAAAAAGGTCTATTTTTGCGTCATCACCTAATAGATCAGAAGCAGCTTCAAACTCTTCCTGACGCTCCTCATATTCTTTAGTGAGATCTGTAATATCATCGTATACTTCAGCTATAGAGTCTTGTACATATTCAGCAGCAGTAGTTAATCCTACCGTAACAGCCTCCATCCATGTCATTGCATCTAATGCGCTGTTAAGATCACCTGAATAATAAGCAATAGCAACTGCTGCAACAGTAGCTAAAAATAGTCCTAGATCTCCTCCAATAGCTTCTGCGATATAAGAAAAAACTACTCTTATAGCTACACTAATTAATATGGTAAGAGCAATAGCAAGAAGTATATCTGCAGTAGTAGTGGTGGCTAGCCCTGCCCAAGTTAATGCTGCCCCTCCTGAGATAACAGCCAAGACAACCACAACAATAATAATAACGACTTTAAACCACGTTTTCTGATACCACTTTACCTCCTCAACAACTAAAGAATAGATTACAACAATCAGACTATCATAATAAATTCTAGATTCTTTTAGACCTGAAAACTGTCTTATAATCCCGTAGTCAATAGGGATGAACATTTCATTGTCTTCATCTAACAACGTAATATTAGCTTCTTTTTCTGCCTTCCTGTGAATGTAAGAATTAGTTATTAAGTTACCTACTTCAAGCTGCACATACTCAGTTGTAGTAATTTGCTTACGTAGTGTCAGCACTCCTACTGGTTTAAGTATTCCACCAAAGAATCCACTACCAGAAGCATTTGGAGCATCGGAGTCTATGGTTAAGTTTTTTGTAGCGATATCGGACGTTACATCTCCTATATCCCCTATATTGCCTTCTACAGTAATAAGGTTCATCCAAGACCAATAAACTCTGGTTCTGAACTGTTCAGAATTAATATTAAGAGATTTTAGAGGAGGGGATCTACCTTGACTAACGATCTCTTCATAGTCCTCTAAAGTAGAAGCATTAGAGCCGTATACTCTTTGTTTGAAAAACTCAAACAGGTACTCTAGTACTTCTGGTTCTTTAGAATTGGGTCTAGCCCCAAAACAAATGAAAGCATCATCGATATCATCAATACCTGGATTCTCAGAAACACTATCAATTATATCGTCTAAGCCTACACCTACATAACTTAATGCTTTTTTAGAATCTTTATACCTATAATATTTTTCTACATCTGCGTCAGACATACCACTTAAGTCTAGTCCATCAACTATAGTGTTTTGCCCTCCATGTTCTGTTGTTTCCAATACAGCCTTCATAGCCGCAGCAAATATGCCACCAGACATTGATTTTCCGTGCCATGCATTTAAATTACGCTTGTTCTCTCGAATAGTAACAACAGGCATGAAAGTATTGCCATATTCTATGTCAGCTTTAATAGATAATTCAGGGTATACATCAGTATCAGCTACGTAATACCAGTATTTAGTTTCTCCTGAGACTTCATAAATAACATGATAAATAAACTTATCAATGCCTATATGGGGCATAGTAAATTCACGTACTACTTCTATTTCTGTTTGCCCTTGTAAATATGTAAAAGTAATAGCTAATAGGTGGAATTCTGCTACATACGCATTTTGGTATGTAAGAGTCTTATTAATTCCTAAAGGCTTACCATCAATAGTACCAATTGCAGGATCATATTCATGGTTCTGAGCCAAATAAATAATAGCTAAGGCATCTGCTTCGGCGTAATCTAAAAGGGACTCTGAGAGCGTTACAGGAGCTCCTTCGATCTCTGAGAGCACGGCTATAACATCATCGTTTTTATCTGGAGGGGTAAATAAAGTACCGGAGGGTAGGCCTATATGCGGTGAATCTCTACACTTGCGGTAGTACTTATTCACTTGTGCATTATAGCCATTTAATTGAAGATCCAGCATAGTGCCTGTAACAGGCAGATCATTAAATACTGCCATCAACATTGCTGGTGGAATAATTTTGGGGTTGTCCTCAATCATTTTTGTAACAGAAGTAGCTACATGGTATTCCTTATCACTTGAGAACCAACCCATAAATCACCTTTTAATACCAGCTTTAGCTACAGCTATAACTGAGTTAATACCATCATTGTCTAATTCAGAAGGTGCAATTTCAGCTTCATCTGTAGATCTTCTGATATTCCAGGAATCAGTCATGATCTTAGAAAGTTTCTGTTCTGCATCTCTAAAGAAGCCATCTGTCTGGGCTTGCCTTAGAGCCTTGTCTTTACCTACAGCACCTGCCACAGGTAAACCATTAACTACATCAAGAATCTGTGCTTCTTCAGTATATTTCTTCTGCGTAAGTAATCCAGTTTCAGCTTCAATCTTAGCTTGTTGTTTCAAGATATTAGCATTCTGAGCAATAGCATTACGCTCATTTTGTTGGATCAGAGCAGTTTCTGCTAGAGACTTATCTCTATCTACAGCAAGATTTAATTGCTGCTCTTTACTAAGAATAATCTGTTGAGCTACTAACTCAATATCAGCAGTTAATTTAAGAATCTGAGCATCTACCAACTCAGACTCTTTTTCCATCTTAACAATGCTGGCTTCAGCCAAGCGTACTTGAGCTTCGATTAAAGCAGCCTCATTAGCAGCTTTATCTTTGGACAATAAGAATTGAATGGATTGCCCTAGAACGGTCTCTAAGGCCCCCAGATATACTTTAGAATAATCTGAGGCCATTATACGGTCTTTGCTGTATTCCTCCTGCAAACGTAGTTGTACGGTCTGCATGAGTACATCAAATGTACCTGTACCATTTAAGGCAATAGTAGTTAAATCTTCTACTTTAATTGGTGTGACCATCAGATTATTCCTAGTTATTAACCGATTCTATTAGCTTCAGCTTGTCGTCTTGCCAGTTCTTGAATTTCTACACCTGTTAAAGCAGGAAGTAATTCAATAGCTAATTCATCGATTAACTTGCCCTTACGAGCCTTGTTACCATTTGATAGTTTTTCTGTATAAAACACCTGACACTTACGATCTTTCAAATGTTTGTAAATAATATTAGGTACGTGCCAACCATCTGCACTGTTATACGGTACGTATTTCTTATGAAAACCAACAAGACTATTACCTACAGAGAAGAACTCACCTTCCCATTCTCGCTTGTTTGGATTCATACAAGTAACGCGAATACGTACTAATTTAGAAGCTTCATTACGCAATCGTTGCTTACGTTGTGCTGGGGATTCATTCTTAGAAGATGCGGCTGCTTTAGTCGCATTTTTAGGAGCTACAATGTGATCAATCTCCACAATTTTAGCTTCAACTTTAGTGGCTAATTTCTCATAGCCAATATTTGGACTGAACTCTACTCCAAGTATTTTAGCTCGATTTTTTAGCGTATCTAGTTTTTCTTTAATTTCTTCAGTCATTGTTTCTTCCTATTTTAAAATGGGTGGAACCATTATTATAAAAGACCCCCCGAAGGAGGTCTTTTAGTTCAGCTTATTAAGCTATTACCATTGGGCAACAGTTTTCATTAATGCAATACGCTCTGGGCGTAAGATCATTGAACCGTAGTACCACTTGATTGACATGAAACCAACTTCGCCATAAGGATCATCGCGGTTAGCAATTTCCTTACCGGGCTTCTTATGGGTGATCTTAAACTTAACAGTTTTACCATCAGTTTGGAAACCAATAGTAGTGAAGGAACCTCCACCTACTGCCAAGATAGGATACACGTCATAGTTACCGCCAGTTTCATAGAAACCGTCATTAGTAGTAACGGCTGCACCAGCACCTTCCCAATGCATCATTTCAGGAACTACGATAATGCGGAACTGATCAATTGCACCAATTTCACCTGTCGCTAGAGCACCTGCATTACCGTACTGTTGCACTGGTATGAATGCGGGATTGCTGAAGTTATCTACCATATTTTTCAACATGGGGATTAGCTCAGAACCTACATACACATAACGAGTAGCACCTACAGTACGGGTATCAACCATACGGCTACCTGTAATCAGCGTAGTGTCTTTAGGTGTGCGGTTGTTGTCCAGTTCAATAGCTAGACGCATAAAATCATTATAGTCAATGATAGAATGAGTAGCAGCATTTTCACCAGTCATCTCACTATCAGATGAAGCATCACCACCATAGCGAATAACACCAGCAGCATTAAGCAAATCGATCTGCAATGCATCCTCAGTGATCTCTGCAGCAGCATTAACCATTTCACGGTTAATATGCATATCTAGCTCTGCATCAGTATCAAAGTCCATAGACTCTTGGGTGTATTCATCGAAGAAGCCAAACTTCTCAATGGTACCTTCCAATTCGATACGTTTGAAGCCAACTCGGTTAACTCGACCACCCGTCTCAGATAGAGAAGGTAGTTTAGACGTAATAGTACCTACGTCTTTAGACGAGCCATACATGTTACCAGACTCAGGGACACTAGCTACAGTATCGTCAATAGTCCAAGGTGGGGTCAGCGCTTCTAGAGCAGCTTTAGTAGTAGCATAATCTATACTGAAAACGCCCATATTCTTGAAGAGGTCAATAGCAGAAGCTTCAGCAGCTGTAGTAGCCGCACCAGAATCTGCACCTACACCTACAGCATAGTAAGAAACCCAACCATTACCTGTAGAGAGAACACCTGGCTCAGTAATAACAATGGTTTTCTTTTGACTTGTAGATAAACCAGCAGCATCGATACCTTGATCGTTGATGTTAGCGTCATCTAGCAAAGGCAAATAGTGGTAGCGTTTAATGGTCTTACCAAAATGCTTAGGCATTGAGGTAACGTCAGCCATTTGAGAGAAGAACTGTTTTTTCTTCGCTTCAATTAGCGCTTTTTTCTGATGATAATCGGTACGAATCTGGCTACCGACACTTGAAGGAGATCCACCAATAGGATCGTTATACTTTAATTCACTCATTTTAATTACCTAATTATTTAAGTTATAGAAAGGAACTTACGCTCACTTTCTCAAACTCCTCATCTGACATATTTAATGGGTTAAAGTCAGTAGGAATAGTTTTAGTCGGGGCACTTTTAGTAGTAGCAGCAGCCATCTTCCGCTTCTTTAGTTCTGGGTCAGCTTTCTTTACCTTTGGCTTAGGTATTGATGGGGGTGTAGCTCCATTAGGTGCTGGATTAGAATTAAATCCTCCTGCAGCTTGGATGCTATCTCCTATCTCTTTATACGCTTCCAGATCTGACTTCCCTTGAAGTCGCCCTAACATACGTTCACTCTCAACTACTTGGTTGATTTGGTCATATACGCCAGAAGCGACATGATCATTGATCACCTCAATAATATGAGGGTGAGAAAACAGTACTCTCTTACTGGATTCGTCCCACTTATTACCGATAATGTCCATTGTAGTTTCGCAAGAATCTGTGTCTCGTATATTAGCGAGTATTCCATCTAACTCCAATTCAGCATCATCGACAGTGTAAGATTTAGGTCGGTAATCCTTAGTTTGTTCTGTATCCACATCTAGTGGATCAATGTTGCTATCTTTTAATAACTTAGCAATAGCAACAGGGTCTTTCTTATCTACGTCTATAAGATAACTTAATTTGCCCTCATCTAGCAAATTATTGTTACTTAGCATCTTCATAAGCTTAAGATTGGGCTTTAAAGCAGCCATCTTTTTATTATAGTTAGCCCCCATGCGCATTAAAGTGAGTGCATCATCCACTCCAGTAACTTGCATTTGCTTACCATTGGCTTTAAATGGTGCTAATAGCCGTTCATATTCAGCTTTATAGTCTACGTTGTCTTTTAATTTAGTGACTTTCTTAGCAGGCTTTTCTTCTTCTTTATCTTCTGCCTTTAGTTCAGCTTCCTGTTCTGGCTCCTCTTCAGTAGCCTCAAGCTCTTCTTGCTCTGATTCGGCTTCCTGTTCCTGTTCAGGCTCTTCCTGTTCAGGTGCCTCTTCAGAAGTCTCTGGTTCCTCTGCTTTTTCGTCTTCTTCTTTTACTTCAGAAATAGTTTCTTCACCAGGAGGAGAGTACTTATCCAAGTCTTCATCTGAAAGTTCTAAAGGATTAATATCATCTTTAAACTCTGTCATGATTAACCCCCTGTTTCAGTCATTAGAAGCTCTTCACGAGTAGCTTCATGACTATCCAAAGAGCTCTCAGCCATGCTGCCTAAGTTAATCACTTTGTTGAAGTACTGCTGCAATCCACCAATACTATCGATAGCTTTATTAATAGCATGTTGTGTTTCGTCATCTTGAGTAGCAGGATTAGCTTTCATCATTACTAATCGAGAAGCTTCTTTTTTAAAGTAGCCTTCAACTATAAGTTCGTTGAAAGCAGGATAGCTCTCTAATCTTAGTAAATGCTCTTTTGCATTTATAAGTTTCTTGGCTTCTTGAATATCTAATTCAATTTGTTCAATCTGTGCTTCGCTCATCTTACTTCTCCGTGTCCTCGTAACTTAAGTTACTGAGTTGGTTTAGTCTTAAGTTCTTCAAGACCGTGTTTAAATAATTCTAAGCGCTCATTGGCTCTTGCTTGTGCGCCTTGTTTCTGAAGTTCTCTTGCGTGTGTTACACCTGCTTCTTGTTCTACAAAATCTAAGTTCCTTTGATCAATATTAGCACTAGTATCACCTTGTTTAACTTGTTCAGTTCCAGCTTTAGCCAAATCAAGTTCACCACCTGCACGATGATCAAATGCAGTAGCTTTCTCATTTTCAATCTGTGCTTTAAGCAGTTCTACTTGTAATCGTTTAATTTCTTCAGCAATAGGATCAGGCTTAGGCTCATACTCTTCAATCCTCTTAGCTAAAGCAGGCATCTTACGTAGCGTAGCAATTTCAGCCCTAATTATTTTACTCAAACCAGGATCATCATTTGGCCCTATGGTTTGCATCATAAATGCTAGTTCTTCTGCTTTTTGATTGTCAGCCTCTGCTGTACTGATCTGAAGCTCAATATCTACATTACCTTGCAGATCTTCTTTACGAACAGTAACAAACTCAGAATTAGTAATACGAACCACTTCCTCTTCTGATAGGAATTCTTGGTTCATGCTGATGATCTTATAGGCTACTTTTTTAAGTCCATTAGCCAATCTACGTAAGATGTCTAATTCACGCTTTGCAGTAGCGTCTAAGGCACTTCTAACGCCTGTAGCGGTGTTTCCTAGTGCTTGCCCACTAATCCCTTGGTTGAATGCTTTAACCCCTGTGAGGCTCTCTGCTTCGTTATTCTGAAGTTGTAGCATAAACTCTGCAGATCTTGGAATCTCTGGATAGGTGTGCATATGAAAAGCTTGTCTTGGATCAATACCTCCATTGAACTCGTAGTCTTGTCCGTTCATAAACTTACGTTTATTAGTAAGATCTAGGGCATCTTTCCTAGTAGCCATTTGCCCATTAGCAGAACGACCCATAACATCGATCATACCGCGGGTAACAGCCCCTACGATTCTTTGGTTATCTTCAAGGATTTCACCATCTGGTTGCCCATAGACTTGTCTACGTACAGGAAGATATTGAGCACTAACAAATGGAAGCTTTTGATCAGGGAACGGACTACGCTCCATATAAATCATTACATCGTCAACATAGGTTGCTACAAAAGGTTTGGTTACACCTGAACCATCAATGTCCCAATAGCCCCAATATTCTTTTGCTACGAATAGCTTTCTTGGTTTATCAATAAAATTAAATGCAGAGTCATCTTCATTATCATAGTCAGGATCACTTAATGTAGAAGAGCCTTCTATGTTAAGTTCATCTAGATTCGAGTATTTATTCGCTTTCTTTAAGTCAGATAAAGAGGTCTCAAAAGTAAAAATAACAAAATTGGCTTTCTCTATGTCACCTTTACAAGTGGGATCTACAACCAAGTTCTTATAATTACAAATTTCTAAAGAAGGTTGATTTTTAAGTACTTTGGTGACTATCTCTGTTTTTGTACCAGTTTGCACTGGTTCAATAGGTACACCTTGTTGCATGGATAGCTGATGCGCTTGTTGCAGTTCTGGCGGTACTTCCGCCTGAAACTGCTCAGGATTTTGCTGCATCATCTGGTGTAGTTGTTGATGTGTCTGCATCATCTGAGGATTAGGTACGTATTCAAATACTGGAACTTCTTCTTCTTCTAAAGCTTCTTCGTAGTCCCAAGCTACTCTAACAATCACCGTGCCTTCATCAACTGCTGTATGCACATAATCAGTTATAAATTCGACTTTATCTAATTGATGATTAAATTGAGTATTCAGAACTAAACCATTCTGTTCTGCAGCTAGCTTATCTTCATAGGTAACTGGAAGAGCATTGAACACATCTTGTGTACTAAGGAAGGGATCTGCTAATGCAGAATAGCGCCATTCAGCTTGCTTCCTAATTAATTTGGGTTGAATTGCGGAGCGACCTGCATCAATCTTTTTATCTTTGTCTCCCCTAATATCTTCCGCTTTTAAATTAGTATGCCAGCGGTCAATGTCTGCAACTCTAGCTGTATGATCAGACTGAGCACTAGAAAAGTCCTGTTGTAAGTCAGCAACCGTAGGTTCATTTTCCCAATCCGTTAATGAGGACTGAGTCAATTCATGTGACGTTGCTACTTCGTTTTCTTCTTCAGCCATTTAAATAAATCCTTAAACTACTTTCAACATCATAGGTACTGAGTTGATTTGAGTTTTACCGTGTTCTTCACTAGACAATTCGCATATCACTCTAAAGGAACCAATTAAACTGGTGCTTAATTTGACCGCTGCTTCAGTACCGTCAACATACTCGTCAAGCTTTTCAACACCTGATGGGATAATCCAAGTAATGGAGTTGATATTATCCTCCTCTTCATTAAGCCAACACGAGAAATCTATAGAATAATAAAGCGCATCTCCTGTATTGGCATCAGGCCAGTGATTGCCGTCTACTTCAGTATAATGATATTTACGTATAAACATATTTCACTCCTACGAAGTGGTGTCACCAAGCACAACAATAGTTGCACCATCTTCTGCGGCTGCACCTGCTCCAGGGTCTACAATACGTCTCAACCAGATAGCTTTCCAACTATTAGGGGGAATAGCTCCTAGATCAATTACGTTCTCTACTCCTGCAGCTACGTTAAAATAAATACCTACTGGAGAAGTAGTCTCATTAGGTATGCTCTGTTCAATACCCCCTGCAATACTTGTACCCACGCCAATAGATAAAGCAGTTTTAGATGAAGGAGTAAGTGCTGCCATGTACGCTTTAGCGTTCTGTAAAGTAATACTAGAGTGACTATTTTTAATGTAAATACAGCGATAATTAGTCTCACCTTGAGAGGAACCTACGCTGTCAACTTCATCAAATAATCCATTCAATACGTTACTAATTAAGGCATTACCAGTTAAAGGTCCACCTAAGTAGTTGGTAGAATTGAAGTACTCTAAATCATAGGACGTAATTGGCATTATATATTTCCTCTAAACACAAAACGGTTTATTTCTATTTTCATTAGGAACACAAAATTTATTGTTGGATATTGTAGCTACACCAGTAGTAGATATTGTCCATGCTACCCCTAATTCTTCAGCTACTTCTTTACCCAAAGACCACGATATATCAAGAGTACTAGCTACTCCACCTAATATACTATATTTAATACCTAACGTACTTGCTTGTGCTACACGTATTTCATAATTAACTCTTAATTCTAAACCTATTTCAACTAAGACAGTCCACTTAACATCAAAAGGCGCACTAGTAGAAACGGCAGAGCCGTCATCTATATTAGCGTATACCGTACTACCAAATGCACTTACACCAAAAGTCATATCTTAAGCCCAAGAATAATAGTCTGGATCTCTACGAGGAGTACCCACAGTGTTACTCAAATAATGCAACTTCACTGATTGTAAATATGCTGGATCAGGATAGGTATCATTAATATGAGAAGCGTTTCTAAACACTCTACACTGAATTATAGCATTAGGAGAGCCTGCAACTATCATGTCTGCAAACTCTGCCGATAGATTGGCTCCAGTAGTACTGCTACCATCCTGCTCTGCATATATCATTGTAGTGGAAGCAAATATGCCTGTATCTCTTTCTGCTATGGAATATTCGATTCCCCATCTAACATTACCAGCAGCAGCAGTACTAGGACTCCACATAATATGTGGAACCATATTTGCCCCTACTTCAATGTCGTTACCTAGATTAAAAGTTACCCCTAATTCCTGATCTGTTGTTGGATCAAAAGAAGGAATTTTAATGCCTCCAACTAAGGTAGCCATAGAAGGCGCTGTATAGCCCTCTGCGGGGTTCCATGCTGTAGAACCCACTAGGTTCTTCCACATAGATAAATGCTTTGTGAGGCCTTGTGTGGTCGGAGAGACCACTACTATCGCTGAACCAGCTAAACTCATGTTACTGGTAGCAGGATTTAAGTATATTCCATCGATTAGAGTTTCAAATACATAGTCTCGGGTAATTACTCCACTGCCTGATGAGTAAGTTCCTATTCCATTTTCTCTATTATCCCCTTCATACAGGGTATAGAAAATAGGGGTATTATTTACAAATGCAGAAGACACTTTTATATAGCCAGGAAGACTGTCACCAAGGACAATATTTCCTATACC